AACTCTTCGCCGTCTTTTAAATATACGACGCTGTTGTCATACTGTTTTACTCGATGTTTGCCTTTTGTTACAAACATGGTAGGCACAGTCACCTTCTGATAGTGTGCTTTCATATCCTTATTTTTTATTTTTATTTGAAAGTTTATTCGATGGTATTTCTCCATCTCAAATGTCTTTAGGACACTAAACCCTCAAGTACAAGGTTATTATTCTTTTTATATATCCCAAGTTGTAAAAAGTTTCGACGCTAAGCCCCTAAACTAAGTATTTCCAATTCCATATATACTTTAACGAACTCTTAACAATTTTGGGGTTCTATTTGTAAAACTTTATCGTATATTAGCGATAGAGATAATAACAAAGACATTTTATAAATTTTGTTGTAGTAAGAAAAGAGTTACTTCGTTTGAAATCGATCAGCTGGCCATAGAGCCAGCAACCAACCTCTTTTCACGTTTCTCAACTAATTTGCACTTTAATTTTAATTTCATAGCGCAAAAGCCCGAGAGACTAGATACTCCGGGCTTTTTTTATAAACTAAATTTTGATATTATGAAAGACGTAACGATTTTAAGTACCGTGGAAGTAAAAGGAAAAGATGTTGCTAACCTTGATCCAGTTTGGAAAGGGGAGAGGTATCATAAGGAGGATGTAACTCCTGAGATGTTAGCAAATGGAAAGCAATGGTACGAGTACCATGTTAAGTTTGATGGGTTAACACCTAAGATCTTAGCAAAAACGAATAAATTGAGAAAGCCACTTGTGGCTAAGTAAAATGAGGAAAAAATTCCACTTTGTATATTGTACAACTAATATAATAAACGGAAAACAATATATTGGGGACCATTCTACAGATAATCCAGAAGATGGATACTTAGGAAGTGGTATACAAATAAAAGGTGCTTTTAGAAAATATGGCAGAGAAAAATTCCAAAGAGAAATTTTGGAATACTTCAATACGAAAGAAGAGGCTTTTGATTCTCAGGAAAAATGGATTAATGAGTTCAATTCGGAATGGCCTAATGGATATAATGTATCCCCAACCGGAGGATTGAATAAATCAGGCTGCATGTCCGAAGAGATTAAAAGAAAAATAAGTGAAAGTAATAAAATTGCTTGTGCTGGTGAAAAAAATGGTATGTTTGGAAAAAAACACTCAGAAGAAACTAAAAAGAAAATGAGTTTTCCGAAATCTGAAGATTTCAAAATAAAAATATCAAAAGCTAAAAAGGGGAAAAAAACTTGGGATGGAAAAAAACATTCGGAAGAATCAAAAAAGAAAATGAGAGAATCTACTATCAAAAGTATGACCCCAGAAGTAAGAGAAAAAATAAGTAATTCCTGTAAAGGAAGAATCCCTTGGAATAAAGGATTAAAAATTAAATAATTTCTTTAGTATTAATTTAAACTAATAGTAAAATGAGTAAGTACAATCAAAAAGTGGAAAAGCAGGTTAGACCTACTACCACACATCAAGGGGGTAAAGGATTTACCCAAACAAGCGAATCCGAACTAATTGGAATCCTTGCTACAGGCATGGGAAACAACTTTTATGAAAAAGAATCAGAACGTGAAGTAAGATTCCGTGAAGTTCTTGGTAAAGTTGCTAAGAAAAACAAACTTTTTGCGGCTAAAGCTCTTATCTATGCACGTACAGTGTTTGGTCAGAGATCTGTAACTCACTTCGGTGCAGTTGAGATGCTTCCTTACCTGCAAGGTGATTCACTTGGTAAGAAATTTTTCTCCAAGAGGGAAAAGAGAGCTAATAGCGGGGGTATTGTTTATCGTCTTGACGATATGGCTGAAATTCTTGCAGCTTACTTAATGAAGAATGGAAAAGATGCGTCTATTCCTAACTCCATTAAGAAAGGTTTCAAGGATGCGATTGAGCATGCAGATGCTTATGAGTTAGCTAAGTACCAAATGAAAAATAGGGGAGTATCCCTTGTGGATATTGTGAACCTTGTTCACCCTGTTGAAACTGAAAGAAATGGGTCCATTGACGTGCCAAAAGAAGTTTATCTGAAGGCAATCAAAGGAACTAAGTTCGAAAAAGACTTAGAACAAGTTAAAGGAGTACCAGCAGAAATGCTTGAAGGTACGATGAGAATTCCTTCTCTAAGAGCTCTTGTTCTTGGTATTCTAAAGCAGTTCAATACTGTGGAAGACAAGAACACGGAAACTGGTAAGCAAGTTGCTGAAAAAGTTAAGACTGGTGTAATCTCTAAAGAGGAAGCTGCAGTTGAGCTTAAAGAAGCAAAGTCTGAAAACTATGGCGAGCTTATTAACACCAAGAAAATTGGTTACCTTGCTCTTCTAAGAAACTTAAGAAACATACTGAAGACTGATGACACCGCACTTCTTGATAAAGCTTGCACTCTGTTAACTAACAAGGAGTTTATTGTTAAGTCCCTTGTATGGCCACACCAAATTGACCTTGCTATGGAAGTTATGCTTCTTGAGTTCAATGGTTCTAAACTGCAGAAGGTAACAAAGGCACTTGGAACTGCGTATGAAAATTCCATTCCAAACCTTGAACAACTTCTACCTGATGGAAGGACTGCGGTTGTATTCGATACATCTGGTTCTATGTCCGGCGGAGGCTGGGGTGGTGGGGTTCAAGTTTCTTTTAACGGAAAACCTAAGTCTATTAACTCTACTCCAGTAGAAAAGGCAGCTCTTATTGCAGCTACGTTTGCAAAAGGTACTGGCGGAGATGTTTACCACTTTGGTACACATACTGAAAGAATTAAAGGGTTCAATCCTAATGATTCTATCAATACTCTGAAAAGACATTTCATGGGTCACTCCGGAAGGGCTGGACACGGAACTGCTTACTCTACTATTCTTCCTAAACTTTCTGAATCAGGAGGACAATATGATAGGATTCTAATCATCACTGATGAACAAGGATGCGATTCATTTGAACAATCATATAAGAGGTACAGTTCTCAGTATGGAACTCCTTATGTTTACTTCATCAATATTGTTGGATACGCTCCTACAATGCTTAAAGAAGGAAGCAGAGTCTTCAGACTTCAAGGATATTCTGCGGATATATATGAAAAGATTCCGAGACTTGAAATGAATGTTAAGGAAGTTATCGATGCTATAAACGCAATCGAAATATAAGATCGCCAGTAGCGGTCTCTGGGACGCTTAAGCGACCCCATAGAATAGGGACAGAAGGGGACTTAGTTCCCCTTCTTAATATTTAAAATAAGAATAAAAAGGATATAAAGTCTTAATTTTAAGGCTTCTATCATATAATCAATTAAATTAAATTATATCATGAGTAAAACAGGTAAAGTAAAATTCTTCAATGAGGACAAAGGTTTTGGATTCATTACTGAAGACGGAACAGGTACGGATCACTTCGTACACATTTCTGGTGTTAAAGAGGAAACTCTACATCAAGATGACGAGGTATCTTTCGAACTTGTCGAAGGAAGAAAAGGTTTAAATGCAATTAATGTTACATTAATATAAGATCTTTTAACCAGAATTTAACGCTCGGGATTTTTTAGTCTCGGGCGTTTTTGTTATATTACACCATATAAAAAATATACCTATGATAAATCTACGAATCAAAGAACACCCACGTCAGCCAAACACTGGATCATGGAAGGATAAAGTACTGATCCCGTATAAGAACAACAAGGGCCAATTCGTCTGGAGAACAGAAGGCGATCCTGCGGATATGACCTGGCCTGGAACAAGGTCCCCAAAATGGGCGACTGATCTTATACTTTTCAATGGAGTTTGGTATTGGGCAGCAGAAAAATAAAATGGAAGATTTACACAAAAACTATAAATTATCTGCCACTTATTCCCAGGATAAAGATGGAAATGATTCCGGGGAGGATTATCAATTTTTGGATATTGAAATGACCGATTGTGGAGGAGGTCCATATCTTCTTATAAAAACAGAAAGATGGGCTATAGACATGGATAAAATTGATGAATTTAGGGATATTCTAAAAGAGTTTAAAGAAAAGTTTGAAAAATTATAGAATGAAAGAATTTGAGCCGCAATATAAAAATATTCTTGGAAAATTACAAGTAAAGCCAAGGTCTACTCCGGATCAAAGAACAATGACTCGAAAACAATTCAAAGCTCTCCCGGCAGGAACACGTTATATTGACCGAAAAGGCAGACTTGATATAAAAAGAACACCCAAGGAAAAAGTTGAGGATTTCTTTTTTAATATATTGAAATATATCACATATCCTTTCTATTGGGCAGGAGTGTATATTAGTAGATTTTTTAGAGCTATTTTTATGAAGAAGATGAATTTTCAAGATAATGGAATTTGTGGGCCTGGATATAGCTCTTGGCATGAAGAACATTTTAATTGGGGATTACTATCTTTTATTTTAGTAGTGGGATTTGTGATTATTTATTTTATATTTTTAAGATAATGGCAAAAGGAATTCCGGTAACTCATTGTAGAAAGTGCCCATATAAAGATGAAATAAATCATTGGTCATCAGATGGATGGGATAGAATGTGTGATTGGGTTTGTACAAATTTCTCGGGAGAGCCCCGAAAAATACAAGGCGGTGTTGAATGGCATGAAGAATCAAAGATCGAATTACCCGATTGGTGTCCCTTACCAGATATAATAGAACCATGAGCTGGAATTATAGAATAGGAACCCATGTTTTTTCATATAAAAAAGCATTTGTTAATAATCCTAAATTAGCAGAACAAAAAGATCGGAGGCTATTTTCTATCATAGAAGTTTTTTATGATAAGGATGGAAATATTAATGGATATGCTGATAAAGTAAATCCAACATCAAATTGGGAATATTTAGAAGATCTTTTTGGAACTGTTGATAAACTTAAAGAATGTTTATCAAAGCCAATTTTAGATATAGATAATTTTCCAAATGAATGGCAAATGGTATTGCCAGGATAAAAGATCAATCAATGAGTTTAGCAGAAAAAATGAGGGAATACTTGGATAGCAAAACAGATGAAGAGCTGTCAAAGGAATGGGATGAAATGTTTCCTCCAGAAAATGATCCGCCGAAGGGATGGGTTAGTATAGAGGATCACTTGCCAGAGATGTATGCTATCGATATAATGAAAGGATATTCAAAATTTAAAGTAAAGTATGCAGATGGCCATGAAGATATTGCTAGAGTAGGGGACCATAATGTTTGGTATTATATCGCTAAAGAATCTGGAATTACTCACTGGTTTAATGAATAAGAAATGAGAGAAGAAGATATTGAATTATTAGAAAAGTATGATTGGATAGTTGTATGTGAATCTCCTTTTGAATTAGAATCATGGGATGGTGATATTTGTGTAGGAACAGCCACCGGTTGGGGAGCCGAGCTTATTTTAGAAATTATTAAGAAGAAAGAAAAAAATAAAAAGAAATGAACGCACAGGAAAAGAAAATACTTGAAAAAATTACTGGAAGACTTCGAAGCGTATCAACAGCTCCATTTAGTAGCGGGGATCTTAAAGCTTGGTCTGGCTGGGCTAATACAATGCAAACTACAATTCATTCTACGGTTTCTGTGTTGGAAGGACTAGTAGAATCCTCTGTATATGAAGGAAAACCACAATCGGAGGAAGATTTCCTCGCTAAAAACTTACCATAATGGATTTACAAAAAAGAATGTATTTTTTCGTGCCTTATAACATGGCTGAAATTCAAAAAGGAATACAAGCAGGTCATGGAGGATTTAGGTACATCTTAAAGTATGGAAGATATAATCCGAATCATGAAATTTGGGATTTCATAGAAAATCATCAGACTTGGATTATATTCAGTGGAGGAACTACTAATGATTCCTATAATGGAGCAACCAATGGGTTATGTTTGCAGGAAATTGAAGGATCTCTTGATTATTTTAATGATTTTTGTAAAAAAGATCAAATGGTTGATTACTCCTGTTTCAGAGAGCCTGATATAAACAATGCTTTGACTGCAGTTTGTTTTATTGCAGATGAAAGAGTTTTTAATTATGATGACTATCCAGATTTTCCTATATGGATTATGAATCAAGAAATAGTTAATGAAGATGAAAAACTTATGGCCTTTACTAATCTAAAAGGAAAAACGGAAAAAGAACTTAAGGAATTATTTCCAGGAATGTATCCTCTTTGGATAACATTTTTGGGAGGAGATAAAAATGTATTTTTAAGAAATTTATTAAAAGGAAAAAGATTCGCATAATGGAAAAAACGCTAACTTATGAAGATCAGGTAAAGATTAAGAATCTATTGTCTTCAATTCAACAAGATGCTCTCAAAGTAGAGGATATCAAAGATGCTATTTTTAAAAAAGTAAAAGATATTAC